AAACAATCAACAAGCGCGGCATGGCAGAGTGCAGCAGCGGAATGATTAAGAAAGAGCAGGACGAAATTGAAGCCCTGGACGCTCGCCTGGTGGAACTGAAAGAGAAGAAAGCAGAAACAGCGCAGAACCTGGCAACAGCTGAAAAAGCGGTACTTGCAACAACGGACTATAAGGACACAGCAGAGTACAGACAGTTTACAGAGCAGATTGAGAGCCTGCAGGAGAAACTGAAAGATGCCAGAGCGGCAGCTGCTGAGGCAGACAATGTGCTGAGCGGACAGCTGAAAGAACTGGACGAGAGCCTGGAAGCTGAACAGAGCAAAAAGGCGCAGCTGGCAATGGTTAAGAAACAGGACGAGAGAATCGCCCAGCTGGAAAAGAAAGAGGAGGAACTGGCAGCGAAATATGAGCAGCTTCAGAAAGGCATTTACCTTTGCGAGCAGTTTGTAAAAGCGAAAACAAAGCTCCTGGACGAGAAGATCAACAGCCGCTTTAAAACCTTGCGTTTCCGGTTGTTTATCGAACAGCAGAACGGCGGCATTGCAGATGATTGTGAGGCCCTGGTACCTTGTAAAACTGGCCTGGTGCCATTTAAGAGTGCGAACAACGCAGCACGTATCAATGCAGGCCTGGAACTGATTGACACGTTGGCCGAGTATTACGGCGTAGAGCTTCCGGTCTTTGTGGACAATGCAGAGTCTGTTACAAAGCTGACACAGACACAGACACAGGTTATCCGCCTGGTGGTATCCGAACCAGACAAGACCCTGAGATTTGAGAGAGGAGACAAGTGAGCATGACAAGAGTACACCCGCAGTTTTTAATGAATGGTTTTAAGAAAGCCGTAGAAAAGCAGGATTTTGGAGAGTTTAACAAGGAATTAACTAACGGCATGAATTACTGGGCAAACCTGTTTAATACAGAGGTTGGAGCACTGGACCCGGACGAGGCGCCGCTGATCATTGCCGCACTGGAAGAACTGGCGAGTACCTACAAGAAAACGGTACCTGGCGCAGGAAATATTGCAGATACTTTCCGCAAGAACACGAAAAGCATTGTGTTTATGACGAAAGTACCGAAAGGCAACTAATGGACGGCGAAATTTTTACAATCCGTGCCCACAGGTGTAAGCGGTGCGGCAGACTCCTGACCAGCGCGGAAGCAGTAGAAAAAGGGTATCTTTTGAGCTGTACAGCGGGAAGCAACAAGGCCTGCATTCCTGGGACGGTTATTTCAGAATCCGTGTCCGGAGCAGCGGGGATGGCGTAACAGATGCCAAGAAAGCCACAGAGCTGCTGAAAAAGGTAGGCCTGGACGAAGTAGCCAGGACGCCGACAGCAGCCGCAGAGGAAACTCTGAAAAAGGCAAGGCTTGTGTGGTCACAAGCACCTAACAGGGTGGACGAGCTGAAAGATCTGGCAGGCAGCAGGTTGGTAAACAAACTGGACGAGATAATCGCCCAGGAAAATATCAATGTGGTGCAGCTGGCCAGTATGAAACTCCAGAACGAATACAACGGCTATATAACCTATGTGGTTCCCGGACTTGCAAAGGATCTGGAAAAGGCTGGTGCAAAGTATGTTTACCATAGCGTTACCAGGGAGGGCGACGTTATAAAGATTTCCGTTTTGCAGCTGAGGAAGATTCTGAGTAAAGAAAGGAGATAAAGGACAATGAGTATTATTAACACACAGGCGGTTGCTAACGCCAAGAAAGTGCTGACCGGAAAAAACGGCGCACTGTACAACGCCAAGGGCAAACTGCTGGCCACTATGGAAACATACCAGGCACAGGTAAATGTAACAAATACCAAGTTCCAGCCGCTGGGCGACCCGCAGGAACATGAGATTTTTACCAGCTATGGCCAGACACTTACTTGTACCGAAATCGTGGTAGAGGACGGCGAGTTTATTACTGATCTGCTGGCCGGAATGAAGTCCGGAGAAATGCCGTCCTGGAACTTCCAGGGCGTTATCAAGGGCCGCAACGGTTCTGAGGAAAGACTGGTATACAACGATTGTGTACCGTCCGGAAATATTGACCTGCAGAACGTAACAGTAGGCGATCTGATTAAGAGACAGTGGAGCCTGTTCGTAAACGGTGCAGTAAACCAGCAGGGCAAGCTGAGAGCCTAAAACCATATAACTACACAGACAGAGCCGCGGGGAATAGCCTCGCGGCATTTTTAAAATAAACCAGGAGGATTTGAGAACATGGCAACTAAGAATGTGAATTTAGAAAATGAGGCAGCTGTTGAAATGACTGAGGACGAGAAGAAAGCAACAGTGAGAAAGTACGAAAATGACATCCTGGGCGGACTTATGGCAGCCGCCGCATACAAGACAGACGCAGAGGAAGCAGTACCGATTGAAATTAAGAGAAACGGCGCTGTTGTGCTGTCTTTCCGTATCCGCCCTATGGGTGAAGATGAATATTTGAAGTGCAAGAAAGATAACACAAACTACAAGCGCAACAAGCAGCTGGGTACAAGAGTGGCAGAGAGTGTTGACGCTGCCAGATACCGCGCACAGCTGATCTATGAGGCAAAGACTTCACTGGCAAACATGGCTGCACCTACTGACAGCATGGCAACAGCTATGGAGAAGTACGGAATCAGCCTGATTGACAGCACAGGAAACATGAAAACACTGAAAGGTGTTATGGATAACTTGCGCGGCAGCCTGGGAGGACTTTCTGAGACTGAACAGACGGCGGCAGCTAGTACGATTTTCGGAAAAGAAGCCATGGCCGGAATGTTGGCGATCATCAACGCCAGCGAGGAAGATTACAACAAACTGAGCGA